ATTTGAATTACTTTGGATTATTTTTCTTAATCATTTCTTTAATAAGGTCGAAAGATGCTAACGTATCTTGTCCTTTTTCAACATCCTTAATACCTTCAATACCATCACTTAGATCACCACTTTGTTTAAGTACATCGTTTTGTAATTTACCAACATCTAACTTTATTTTTATTGCTGAATCTTTAATTTTTAGCGCATCAGTTTTTGCTTTAGCTATTTTGGTATGGTCATCAACATCTTCTGGTTCAGCGGAAGATGTTAATTTATTTATAGTATTTTGTGCCTCTTTAACTTGTCCACAAGCATCATAATACACTTCTTGCATTAACTCTTGTAAGCTTTCGATACTTGTTAGATCAATATTTAATTTTTTTCTACGTGCCATATTAATTCTTTACTATAATTATGTACTAATAGTAAAATATTAGATATAACCATCCTTTATTTTACTTAACTTCAATAAATTATATAATTTCTTAAATCTTTTCATTGAAACCCTGATATCTTTAGTCGTCATATTAGTGTAATCTCTTATTGTACCCAAAATACTATTTTTATTATATTTTGAACCACCCTCTAAATTAGTAAAAATATCTTCCCAATTACCCAAAATTTCAATTAGTGCAAACCCAAGTTTACGTTCATTAAGTTTCATCTTCTTTTTAGTAACACCTTCAGCTTCAAGTTCTTCTTTAATTTCTTCACAAATATCATTAATTAGATCATTTTTTGTGTAGTCAGTATCCGATAAACTGTATGAATGTCTTTCATCTTCTTCAAAGGTTGATAATACTGTATCAAAAGGAATCTTACGATTTCTTTCTTTATCCTCTTTAATTTTAAAACCTAAAATATGATTCTTACATATAACAGTAAAGTATGAATAAGCCTTTTTATTAGCATTAATGTCAAACTTATTCATTTTAGTTATTAAATGTGATAACGTATCAACTAAAATTTCTTCATGTGTATAACCATCAGGAACTAAATCTTTTTTTCTAATCAAAGACTCAATCATTTTAATGAAAACATCCCTTAACCATTTATTATATATATCATTTCTTTCTTCATCATTAGGACTTTCCAAATACCTAACTACAGCATCCTCTTGTTCTGGTCCAAAATAATGTTTCCTTTTTCTACCTCTAGCCATCTACCTACCTTATTTTTCATATCTTATCTCTCTATCTTCTTTATGTAAATATTCTTTTTTAGCTAGTGCTAACCACCATCTTTGTTCATCAGTTGATAAAGTTTTTTTATATTCACTAAAAATTGAACCTTCTCTTAAAATTGTATGTATATACCCAAATTTTGGTATTACCATTACCCTATCTTCATTATGAGTAACCCTTAATAGGAATTCATATGGGAAAGTTAGTTCTATACTAGGTTTTAGTCCACCTAATGCAATGTACTTTTCTTTAGACATTACCATACCATCCATATTAAAGTCACTATACCTCAATAAACATTCAGTATCTAATTCACCTAATTTATCCGAAAACTCATTAGCCCAAACGGGTTCATTACTAAGCCCATATGATTTACCTTCTGGAGTTCTATTAACTATTAATGGTAGAAAAAGTGAAACATCTTCATAATTATTAATATATTTTTTAGCGTTTGAAATATGCATTGGCATCAATTCATCATCATATTCTAAAAAAGTGAAATATTTAGTTTCCGTTTTAGATACACCATAATTTAGTTGTGTCGAAAAATCAGATTCACCTTTATTTATAGCAACATTTAATTTAATTTTAAGTTTATCACTCACCTCATCTAAATATTTAGCCAAAACATCGTTATCTGGTATAACTACCATTACATTATCAGCTTTTTTTATTTGATGTTTAACACTAATTAAACTCTTTTCAAAAAGTTCTTGTGTAGTATCATTTAATTCATGTACTGGTATAATAACCGTTATTTTATCCATTTTTTTCATCTTTTAATATATTTTTAAAACTTTCAATTCTTTTATTTGTCATCTCTTGGTAATATTCACCTAACTTATTTTTCTGACCATCATATGTGTAATTAGAGCTAGTTTCAGCCATTTTATCAAATATAATTTCAGGTAATGTATCCTCTAACCATAATTTCATATAATCAGAAATTAAACTAGGTATGTTAAGTATATTTTCAGTCCAAATACCATTATCCTCTAAAACAAGACCATCATCAATCACTTCGTTACTTAACATCCAATCAGGTATCATATCTGGTATTACCCCAATTATTGGTGTATTTGACTTCATAGATTCTAATGGGAACGTCCCAAAACTAGAAATACGATCAACCCAAATTGATAAACAATTATTATTAGTTTGCTCCGCAAATTCAGCTTTAGATAACCCTCGCATATCTTTAAATGTAATCCATTTGTACATTGGGTATTGTAAATAGAATGATTTAACAATTTTCAATACATCTGACTGATCTCTAGCAACAATACCTACTGTAGGTTCTTTAATATCACCTTTAGGTTTTTTAAATAAATCGGAAATTACTGGTTCGATTATAGAACCTTCAATCCCTGGGAAATGATTTTCAATGTAATTTAATTGCTTTTCACTTGTTGTAATAACTTCATCAAAACCATAATCATAGTTCCACGATTTACCAATACCTAAAAGCTCAAATATGTAGCTATATGATTGTGATAAAACAACCTTTTTACAAGGAAATTTACTTAATTGTTCCATTACCGTTGGAAATACCTCTGGTACGATAATAACATCTGATGGGTTAACATTTAAGTTTTTTGTTGGTTTATGTGATAAATTAGAATAATCCTCACCTAACCAATCTTCAACACTAGTGTATTTTTCCTTATCGTGCAAAATATGTGCGTTATATCCCAACTCAGTCAACATTTTAACGTGATCATATTGATTGGCTACACCACCGTTAGGGTTACCTTTAGTGTCTATCGTAAAATAATAGATATTAAAGTCCTTATTTTCCAATTCACTAGTAATTTTATTTATATTTTCAGTTTTTTTATCCATTTTTTTATATTTTTTCAATTATACCTAATTTTAATAATGTGTTGAATGCTAACGAAAAGTTAGTGGGTGCTATATCAATTATATTTTTATTCATATCTAACCCATATTCATATTCTGAATTTAGAACAATATCTATCATTAAATTAATAGAATCGTATTTGGTCGATGTTTTAGTACTCTTAACAACCTCTTTTTGTATTAAAGTACCATCAGCATCATATGTTAGTGTTTCAGTATTACCAACCTCAACAGATTCAGATTTATCTTTTTTTAATTCCTTATTAATCGTATCTAAATTTAAGTGGTAGAAATTACCTTTAACTTTAATCATTTTTTTCTATTATTTTTTGAATAACATCCACATCTAGAGCATCAGAAGCTTTATCAAACTCATAATCACTATCCACACTTTCATTATATGGGTGTTTTATTTTTATACTAATTTTATCTTTTGGTTTAGTAGATAAGGTTATTGGGTTCGCTGTAATTAGTACATCAACATGTTCCCACTTCTCCTCATAATTCTGTACAAATTTAATATTTTCACATTTACATATTACTTTAGAAAGAAAGAATAATGTAGCTGGAATGCTAGTATTCACTTCACGACTAATAATATAAACTTCATGTTCAGTCTCATCATTAATATCCGTAATAAAATTATTTAACGTATTAAATATATTAAATTCGGTTTGATCTGCGTGACCAAAAATTTCTAACGAACAATTAGTATATAAAAATTTATTTAACTCTAACTTATCGTTAAATTTGTAATTTTCTAATAAATCAAAAGATTTAATATCTTCAGGTTCAAAATCAACTGGACCTAAATATTTCTCATACACATGATGGATTTGACCTAAGTAATCCCTCAATACTTCATTTAATGTTATTCCTATTTTCATATCTATTATATAATTTATATTGATAATTTGTAAAGTTTATATTTAACATTAATTAGTAATTTATTTAACTTACTAATATTAGGTTTAAACTCTTCTTCATTATTTTTCTCTTTTTTTGTTGGCTTATCGAAAATATTTAAATCAATAAAATTATCATCTTTACCATACTTATTTAATATTTTACTAATTAATGGGTTTCTAACAATATCCTCTGGATTAAAAACAAATAAACCAATTTCATCCATAGTTTTTAATCTCATAATAATATCATACAAACCAGTATCAGTAAATCTTTTAAATCTATCTGATTGACCTAAATCACCAGAAATTATATATTTACTGTTTTTACCTATTCTAGTTAATAAAGTTTTCATTTGGTGTGGAGATATATTTTGTGCCTCCTCAATTATAACAATTGAATTATCTAGTGTTTTACCTCTAACAAAACCCAAAGGTTCTACACTAATAATACCCTCATCCTCCATTTTAACCCTATTTTGCTCACCAATTATTTTATCTACGATATCCATTGATGATGCTAAATGTGGTTGTAATTTTTCCTTTAAATCCCCTGGTAAAAAACCTAAATTTTCCTCAGCTTCTACAGCAGGTTTAACGATTTTAATTTTACTATAATTATTAGATTTATTTTGTACTAATTCTAATGCCTTACCTATTGATAGGTATGATTTACCAGTTCCAGGTACACCAGTAGCAATAACAATTTCTTTCTCACCAATAAGTGTAGTAAATTCTTTTTGTCTCTGATTTTTATGTTTTATCCTGACCCTATGACCTAATATTTTCTGCATCTTTGATGTGTCGTCAGTACTATTCTCTTTAGGTTTAACAGTACCCTTACTTTTCTTCTTAGTCATATTTTATTAAATTAAGTTATTTATAATAATTTATTATTTAATTTAACTTTAATATATGTACATAAAAAAAATAGTGAACAAAAGTCCACTATTTTTTTCTTATTTTTTCATATTTTTTTCATATCTTTCATCTATGTCAGACATTTTATATTTTTCCAAT